CCTAGTGGTATCTCCGAGAAGATTGGTGAACTTGCTATCTTGATAGATACATCTGGTTCTACCTACGCGCCGAATGTACTCCCCGCTTTCATGGGCGAGTTGCAGTCTATTGCACAGACGGTAAATCCATCCCGCGTACACATCATCTACTGGGATACTAAAGTGTGCGGCGCTGAGGTTTACGAAGAGCATGAACTGGATACGATTATCTCTAGCACCGAAGTCAAAGGCGGCGGCGGTACAGATATTACTTGTGTCAACGAGTACATGACTAAGAACAACATCAAGCCCCAAGCGTCCATCGTTCTTACTGATGGTTACTTGTTTGGCGGTTGGGGTACGTGGGATCACCCTCTTCTCTGGTGCATCATCGACAACAAAGGTGCCAAGCCAACACACGGCAAAGCCCTGCACATCACCGCAAGCACTATGTAAAATCAACGTACTAGGACACGTCCTAGTACAAACCAAGGAGAACTGAAATGGCTGATATAACTGAGATAGACGAATGGCGTGAATGGCTAAAACCTGTGGATCGGAAGTGTCCATCTAAAGGCGTCACCATAACGCACAACGTGCAGGATCAAGTCCAAGACAAAGAATGGACTATCGTGGCAGATGGATTTGCAGACGGTGAACTGTCCCTATGGGATTTGAAGATAGGTATACGATCCGTACCCGAGAACGAAGATCATACGGGTATCTGGATCACTGACCTACGCCCAGAACACGCAGTGCAACTAAGGGATATGCTGAACAGCTACCTAAAGATAGCAGGGAGAAACTGAAATGAACGTCTCCAAAGACGGTTCGATCAGGGTGCGGAACAGGCAAACCGCATCCGTCAAAAGCAGAACGGCAAAGGTAACTACAAGTACCGCGCCGTGGGACAAGTCCGAAGAAGCCGAGTTTACCGCTGCGTGGGACAGATACAAGCAACGGTTCAACCCATTCATTGCTTGCCCTGAGTGCGAAGGCTCTGACCATGTAGGTCAAGTGGAGCATGAGCGGTGGGTACTAACATCAAACGGGGTACACGAACCTGTAGGTGTGTGGAAAGACTGCGATAATTGTAATGGCTTGGGGGAAATTCAAGCCGATAATATGGAGAACGACAATGGCTAAAGCAAATCCCCGACTAAGTAGTTTCGATCAAGTGGCTGCACTTTATGACAGTGTTAAGCCTATGCGAGGTAAACTGAAAGATCAGGACGTAAGACCTATAGGTGATCGTAGGCGCAAGTGGGAGCGCATCGTAAAGATTAGCGATGATTGCTATCTCTTGTTCGATGGCAACGGCTCGGGGGATAACGTAGATTTCTGGACTTACTCTACGCCCAACCAAGTATCACGCGCAGAGATGTTAGCCCTTGCCCCTATTAAGTGGGAGCGTGACGGTAAAGATGAATACGTTACCCTACGCAACGGGTCGGGTCTTAACTGGACACACTCAGGTAGGTATGACTTCCTAGCTAGGACGTGTCCTAGGTCGATGGACGTTGAAGTAACTGGCGGCAAACAGTTTGTACGTAACCGTGTCTTTGATGGAGAAGATAAACACTACCTACCCAAGAGCGCGTACTTTCCCAACGGTAAAACTAATTGGGGGCAGAACATGGATGGCCCTGCCGAGGACGATGATGTGTATCTGCGCTTCAAGCGAGACGGGTGGAGCATCTTTAGTCTGGTAAGCCCTGCGTTCCCCGAACCTACGACACGCGTAGATAAAGAAAGGAAAGCTAAGTGGAAGCCTCAACTCAACGCCCTGTACGAGTACGCGTGTGTAATGACACCGATGTTACCTCTAGGGGATAGCACATGGCTAAATAATATGAAGCGTGAGCAAGGAAAACATTTCGGTGTCACAACCGATTGGAGCCTTACCCCGCTTGACGCACTAGAAGCAGGTGAGGGTGACGTAGGCTTTCACCACCTAGCACTAGAGTTTGCTGTCTCTACAGAAACCTACGAGTGGGGCGTAGGCACTACCTTCAAAATACAAACAGTCAGAACCAAAGAGGACGCATCAGGTGTGCGTTCATCATTCAACAGATGGGCCAACAAAATGTTTGGCTTCACCTACAACACAACCAAGGAGTAATACACAATGCCGTATCAACATCTACTTGTCAAAGACGCAAAGACTAGGGAAGCATCGAACCCTCAACACAATAATATGGAGTGTATACGTGTTAACCACCCAAGACTATATGAGTTTTTCACTGAAGTTAAGGAGGTCAAGCCGAGCATACAGCCTATTGTTGTAGGTAATAAGATATACCTGCACTTCAAAGGTGATCCGTACACAGCCGCGTGGATTGGTTATGGTGACTTCAAAGATGTGTGTAAGGGTGATAGTAACTACGTGGTGTGTTCACCTAACGTAGAAAACAATCGCTACGATGCTCATAGAGACCAACACTATATGCGTATGTCGGTGAACCTAAAGAAAGCCGTAGGTTTCGCAAGTACCTTTACGCGTCCGTACAAAGCCCTCACTATAGTCGGTATCAATCTACAAGATGTAGGGTTTGCTGCGGGTATGAGCCACGGAGAGTTGACCAGTAAAGTCAACGAAATGCAAACTACCTTGTTTGGGCGTGATTCCAGCCGTGATACGCCTGTCATGGCAGAGATGAAGCATCTGGTAGCGTCTGGGTATTCGTTCATAGATAAGAAACTAGAGGCCGAAGCGCATGAGTTTTTTGAACTTCACCGCAAGCAACAGGCAAGCGCAACCCTTAATAAGGATTTAGCAGCTACGGCTGTTATCTGTACGGGTACTACGTTGAAAGGTGAACAGAAGTTTGAGACTTTTCGATGCGAGAGAGTGAGCCATTATAGACGCAAGGTACTGCAAGAAACACACCAATACTACATTGGCGCAGATAAGATACCTGACGAGATAAAGGACAAGGTAGCTGTTCTATCTATGATGGAGCATGGTGAGTTTGTAGATGAAGTCGGCATGAGAATATGTGACGAAATTGTCTACGTAATGGACACTGTAGAAATATAGTGGCCGCTATCAAACGAGATATGATATACCACATAACGCTATCAGATGATAGAAAAATCATTAAGGTAACGTGTATAGGTATAGAATGTGTTGACACCGATCTTTCACCCATATACAACAGTGTCTCTGATTTGCCCGATTGGGTGCAGGGGAGGTTAGCTGTTATAGCCATGCTACAGGTAGGAGAACTGGTGGCAGGTGTTGGGGGTAGGATTAGCGATAATCAGTATTGGATTGTTCCTGATACATACTAGGACACGTCCTAGGGCGGGGCTTTGGTTGCCCCGTCACAAACAAATGGGAGAGCAACATGGCTATGACGCCAGAAGCAAAAGTTAAGAACAAAGCAGTAAAGCAGCTTAAAGAATTAGGTGCTTATTATTTCTTCCCCGCTACGGCAGGGTTTGGTAAAAGTGGTGTACCTGATATCGTGGCTTGCTACAAAGGGCTGTTCTTTGGGATCGAATGTAAGGCAGGTAAAAACACACCCACGCCTCTGCAAGAGAAGAACCTGAGAGAGATACGTGCAGCGGGGGGCTGCGATATGATTGTAAACGAATGGACAGTTGGTGACTTGACCGACACGTTAGGCAGTTGGGCGGCAATGCCAAATGGATAAAAATGCAGAGTTAACCCCCGCTCAACAATCAGAGTTAAAATTCCTACGCCAACAGGTAGATATGTGGCAAGAGAAGTCTTACGATAGAGACCCGATGCCTAATGCCAAGAACAACCTGTTTGCAGCACAAGAAGAACTAACACGTTATGTTAGTGACCTACGTGCATGGGGCAAGGCGATATGACTAAATGGGAGTTTAGCATGATTAACCGTGATGAGTACGAGCGCGTATGTAAAGAGAACCGCGAACTAAAAGCGGATTTACGCAATCTTATAAACCGTATCAATAAGGTAGGAGAGACCCTTGACAGCGTTGGAGCAGTGGAAACAGTTGGCGAAAGCCGAGAACAAGCGGATGATTGATTATTGCGGAGGTCGATCACTTAACTACGGCATACCGCAAGAACACACTAAAGGCAGCGGTAAGCCTCGCATGTCAGAAATAGAAAGATCAAGACCTGCGAAGGCTATACTACGTCTAGCGCAACAAGGCTTTTCTATAGCGGAAACCGCAAGGATTACAGGATCACCCGTAGAGATGATTATCAGTAGGGCCAGACGTTACCAGATAAAATTCAAGGAGAACCAAGATGGATAAAGAAGAGTTTGAGGTAGCGATGCACCGTATAGCAGAGGCCGCGCCGAAAGAAGCGTCACCCGAAGTTATGTCGTTGATCGTTGCAAATTTAGTTTTGCTGTTTGAGCAGCAAGAACAATGGCCTTCTATAATGGTGGCAGTGACCGCTGTTCTAAGCGAAGCCATAAAAGAAGATCGTGAAAGGGCCGAAGATAAAGGTGAAGATATAGCGTTACGTGATGCTAATAACTTCATGGCCGCAATAATTCAGAAAAGACACCTGCATTAACTAGGACACGTCCTAGTAGGGGTGAGGGTGGCTGTAGGTGTAGTACAGTAATAAAGCAGACCGCAGGTAACTCGGTTTAAATTATTGCCACCCTCATAAAAACAATATCATAAAAGAGTGAGAGAACAATGTTAAACACACTAAAGATATACGTGCAGCACGTATTGGTGGGTAAGCGATGCGGATTTGGAGTTGACATAGACCAAGGGGAGCGCGTGTTTATACCGCCTAACCTTGTCAATAAGTATGACCTTGCCGAAGGTACACTTGCCCAGATGCGAGTGATACCCAACACTTCAAGGATGGCTAACGCAACCAAGTATCAAGTTGTGGGTGTTATTGCTGAGAGCGTAACACATTCTGTCGATGCAGGTGAAGCATACGAAGAAGAAACACCCCGCGTAGTGGTAGCTAAGATGGAAGATCGCATACTTACGTTGCTATCTGAAGCAGACAATCAGTTTGCACATAGGGCTAGTGAGATAGCGTCTAAACTAGACGCAAGTAATGACGAGGTTCAGTCTGCGTTGGGCAAGCTGCACCGCGATGGGGAGATTTGGGAAGCCAAGATAGAACGTCGAGGTTCCCAGAAGAAAGCGTCCTACTGTCTATGGGCGTTGGATGATGACTGGTTTGTACCAGAATTTGAATAAGGAGAGAACTATGACTGCCAATAAAGAGAAGAAACGCGATAGGGTATTTAAGTTGTTAGAAAAATCCCTTGGCACTGACACAGATAAGTCTATAGCCAAAAAAGTTGGGTGTAGCGTGTCATACGTAGGTAAGTTGCGTAAGTATGATTTCTGGAAGAAAGAACCACTGCAAAAAGTTGACGATAGTTCGTTTTGGTCTGGCATTGGTTCTGCCGATGCTGCCTACGAACTGGATAAGGCCGAGAAGATTAAGCGACACTCGCAAAATATTAGCAACTCTGCCTACGAACTGACTAAGGGCGGCAAGCCACTTAAAGAAGGTACATACACACGTAGCAGTGTCCTTGATACCGCCAAGCAGTACGTCACCGAAGATCGTGAAGCTACGCATGGCGATATGGAGAATAACTTTGAGGCCATAGCTATGCTGTGGGAGCAGTATTTCGATTGTGAGTGGTCTTTCTCGCCCACCGATGTTGCGATGATGATGGCCCTGTTGAAGATCGCACGGCTCAAGTCCAACAAATATAACCCTGACAACTACATAGACGCCTGTGGTTACATGGCGTGTGCGGGTGAGTTAGCATTAAAGAAAGTAACAAAGAAGTGAACCTTGTTACGTTAGACTTTGAAACCTATTACGCGCAAGACTTCTCTTTGTCGAAGATAACGACAGAGGAATATATACGTGATCGTAGGTTTGAAGTTATTGGGTTGGGGCTGAAACATGGCCCCAACTCAACCGAATGGGCGCAAGGTGATAAGCAAGTAAAGGAACTATTAGGTTCTGTAGACTTTGCAAAAACTGGCGTCATTGCACACAACACGGCTTTTGACGGAGCGATACTAAGTTGGCGTTATGGGGTGAAGCCTAAAGCATGGTTTGATACTATGTGTATGGGTAGAGCCTTGCACGGTACAGAACACAGTGTCTCGCTTAAAGCTATGTCCGAGCGATACGGTATTGGTGTCAAAGGCAACGAAGTTATTATGGCGAAAGGTAAACGCCTAGTCGATTTTACAACGCAAGAAATACGTGACTACGCACGTTATTGTATCAATGACGTAGAACTAACATACGAACTGTTTTCGCAGATGGTAAGGACGTTCCCCAGACAGGAACTAAAGTTGATAGACCTTACCCTACGTATGTTTATAGAACCCTTCCTAGACTTGGATACAGGTTTGTTAGAGCAGCATCTTGAAGATGTGAAAGATCGTAAAGACAAATTACTACTGGACGCAAACATTACTGACAAGAAAGACCTGATGAGTAATGCTAAGTTTGCTACGCTACTAGAAGAACTAGGTGTATCTCCCCCTAGAAAGATCAGCCCTACGACAGGCAAGGAAACCTATGCCTTTGCCAAGTCGGACGAGGCTTTCAAAGAACTACAAGAACATGAGGACGATAGGGTGCAGTCTCTAGTCGCGGCTCGCTTAGGTAACAAGAGTACATTAGAAGAGACACGTACTCAAAGGTTCATAGCTATATCCAAGCGCGGTCTTCTGCCTGTGCCTATCCGATACTATGCGGCACATACAGGTCGTTGGGGTGGGCAAGATAAGATTAACCTGCAAAACCTGCCTAGCCGTGGG